ATTTAGTGCCACTAAAGATTCGAAGACGGGAGACTTGACTTCTGCAGAAGGCACCTCCTTTTATGATAAGTGGAACGCTAAAACCGGCACATTCAGAAAAGAAGGGGAAGAAGTATTTCATGAAACGTTAAATAGGGATGGAAAAGTGATTATGTCCAACCCAGAGTATAAACTTCCTAAAACACAACGCTTGGACATTCAAACTGAGTTTTATACTGATTTAAGTACCCGTGACCTGTTTAAAAAAGGTTATAAACTTAAAGATATTGACATGATCGTTAAAGGTAGAAAGGTTCGAGAATATTTAGATAAAACTAAAAGTAAAGATACTTCTATTAGTATGCACGAACAAACAAGCACTAATGAAATTGGTGCTGTCATGGAAGATCTATATCATCGAGGCGATGACGTTTATAAAATGTCTATAGAAGAATGGGTTAAAAAAATTCCCGAGTACTTTGCAGGCGGAGGACGAGTGGCCTATGGAGAAGGAACCGGAGGCATTTCCAATTTCTTTAAAAACAAATTACAAAAATATACTCGAGAAGGTATTGGTGAGGCTCAAGAAAAATGGTTGAAAGAAAAAGACTTGGATATGACGCTAGAAGAATGGCAAGCAAAAGATTTATTAGAAAAATTAGTAATTGCCGGAAAATTGAATTTAACAATAATTCCTGGTGTCGATGATCTTGAAAAAGGAGTTGATTACGCATCCGGTGGAATAGCAGATTTTAGACAAGGCTATCGTGATGCTGGTTCGGTAATCAAATTAGCTAAAGGCGCACGTTGGCTGCTCAGAATGTTGAAAGAAATGTCGGATGACATGATATTTGGCCATGGAAAATTTGCTAACATGGCAGAGTCTCTCAAAATGAAATACTTTAAACAAACGGAAGCTGCGATCAAAAGCCTTGAGGCTGGAGGCCCAATCCCTGACGAAATTCTTACCAGCCTGCGACAAGATCCCAGATTCAAGAATCTGACGGTCAGTAAAGGTGGCGACAAGGATTTTATCGAAATGCAGGAAGTGGTTCTGGGCAAGACTACAAAAGGCACCGTCGTCGATGAAAAAGTTGAACTGTTTGCCTTTATGAATGAACTTCCAAAAGAGACGCAACACATGATAGCAAAATTACCTATTGAAAAGCAATTACCCTACTTGAGAATGATGAAGGAATCTAAAAAAGGTACGGGAGAAAAGCTCCTTGAAGGTACGGTAGTTGAAGAAATAGACTTGATGGCATTCAAGAAAGAATTACCCGCTGATATTATCGCTAATCTTGAGAAGTTACCCATGGAAAATCAGACGATTTTATTAACCCGGATGAAGAAAGCGTTTGACATGGCTAAAAAAGGTGGCGTCGAGAGTGGCACGGAGGTTCTGCAAAAACAATTACTGGAAGACTTTATTCCCAAGGGCAAACCTCATGCGACGGGAGGCCGGATTGGCTATGCAACCGGTGGAGTCTCAAACCTTTTTAGGAGACGTTAATGGCTTATATCGAATGGTGGAATAGAACCGGACCGACAACCCTAGGCGAACGCTTTGGGCTCAATGAAATTTCTACTCGCGCCAAAACCTTAAGTCCTATAAAATCTTATATAGAAGACAGGATCGACATGAAACCTGGCGGGATCGTAGAACCGGGTGTCACGCATTATAGTACAGACATGAGAGGAAGATCAGAGAAGCCAAAAGGTCTGGACAGTCCTCACTATAAACCTTTAAGTGTAGAAGGTAGAAAAATAGCTATGCATGTCTATGGAACTTTAGACATAAGTGATCGTCAAAGAAAAAGAATTAATACTGGTGAAATTACGATGGATACTAAAGCTCGTAAATGGAAAGAGGGGGATATCTCAGTTAAAAGTAAAAAAGGTCAACCTGTTACCGATGTAGTTTTTCCAAATAAGGAAATGAAAGCAGACTTTATAAAAGATTTAAAACTTAGAGCAAAACAACCTATGAAGGCTGTAATAGATTATGGGAATGAATGGTTTGCAGATAATTATCCTATTAGTGAAAAACAATTAAAAAGAGCTATTCCATATTTAATCAACAAACATAAAATTAAATATCTTGAAATTGAAGAAACGCCTTGGACAAGATATCTTGAAAAAAGAAAAAGCTATTTAGACGTGTCTAGTTCTGAGCTTGAAGAAGGAAGAATAAGAGAAGCCAAAACAAAAATTTTAAAAGAGAAGAATTTGGCAAGAAAAATAGATTTTGGTCATAGAGTTTCTAAAAGACATATGGCTGCGTTAGGTCTACAGTTTGATACTAATCTCGTTGGAATGGATTCTAGAATTATAAATCAAGTTATTATAAGACCTTCGGAAAAAAAATTAGATAGACTATATAGGAAACAATTTAAAATTTTTGAGCAGTTAAAAGATAATCCAACTGATGAATTATTAAAAAAAGAGCTGGCTGATATAAATAAACAAGTAAAAGCTCTTGTTAAAACTACTAGTGGAAGACTGGTAGGTGTGACTATTGACCCGAACACTTTAGAATCTTCATTTGAAGGACTAAAGAAAAAATATTCTCTTACACAATTCATGAACGAAAATATTACAATAAAAGACTTAGAAAAATTACCTCCCGCTGAACAAGAAAAATTTTTAACAAAACAACTAACCAAAGCAGTAGATGCAGAAATAAAAAAAGGATTTGTTCCAAATGATTTTAAAAAGATTTTGTCCGATAAAAAATCTCAAGAAGCCCTTTTAAAGTATGCTCAAAAAAGAGCACCGCAATTAATTGGTAAATTAAAATGGGCTTTTAAAAATCCAGCTTCAAAAGTTTCTATGAAACTTTTATCTAGTCCATTTGCATTGATAGGAGCAGGCTATTTAACTTACAAAAGTGGATTATTAGACACAGTGGTCAAAGCCCAGACCCTAGAGCCTGGCGACGAGACACAAGAAGGTAGCGTCATGGGAGATGTTGCTAAAGGTGCGGGTGCTATTGCTTTAGGAACTGCCATTGTTCATCCAAAGGAAACAGGAGAGTTAGCAAAAAAAGTACTAACAAAAGCAGGAAAAATTTTAGCCAAACCTATAGCTTTGACTGCATTGCCATTTTGGAAAGCAAAACAGGTAATCGGGGAAACAATTAAATCAGTTAAAGAAAAAAAATTACCTGATTACAAGCTAACCGACCCTAACACTTGGATGCACGCTGCATTTTGGAATTGGGCAGTTAAGGAATGGGGTTTAACGAAGACGTTAGACCAATTTTCTAAAGCTAACATTCCGGGGAAAGCAAAAATTTTAAGTCATGTTGTTGCAAGAGGAGGTTTAAATCCAAATCTTGTAAAGTTTATTTCTTCTAAAGTCGCATGGCCGGCAACGGCTGCAGCATCTGTTTATGATGCTTATAAAGATTATCAAAGACGTAAACCTTTCATTGAAGAACAAAAAGAATTAATAGAACAAGGGGTTGTCAAAGAAGAAGAGTTTGATAAGGAAGAGCCTATGTTTGCCATGGGAGGAATAGCGAGTTTACTCAAATGAGGAATCTAGATGAGATCGTTAAGGATATTAAGACTGTGCTGGAAGAGAAAGTTGCCCCGTCCGTTGCGGCACATAATGGTAGTATTGGTTTTATTAGCTTTGCCAGCGACACTGGCGTGGCTACTCTAAAGCTATCAGGATCGTGTTCGGGTTGTGCCATGTCTAAGATAACGCTTCAGCGTGGAGTGGAGCAAACTTTAAAACATTATGTCCCTGAAGTGCAAGCCATTGTAGGCAAAGATGATGATGAAGCAGAAGGTCAAGGATATGAACCCTATTTCCCTAAAGACAAAGAACCAGACTGGGAAAAACTAGTCAGACACAAGTATGAATAAAACACTCGTTAAGAATATGAAGTATGTGAAATGGAGCCAGATTCCTCCTGTCAAAGGCCCTGAGCCTAGAGCCTTGATTAAAGAATCAAAACAAGATAAACCAGTAAGATTGGAGAAGAAAAATGGCAGAAATCGATAAGTCTTTACCGAACGTAAAGCAGACTTTAAAAGTACCGTCGCATCAACAACAACTTGAAATTCAGGCTGAAGCTCAGGCTTCCACGCCAACTCAACCCGAAGTCACGAAGAACGAAGATGGTTCTGCAGAAATTACCTTTGAACCCGGTGCAGTTAATCAAGAGGGCGGTCAGGACCATTACGCCAATTTGGCCGACCTTTTACCTGATTCTGTTTTAGATCCTGTGGGATCAGAACTTTGGAATAATTACGATGAGTATCGTAGATCCAGAAGACAATGGGCTGATTCCTACACGAAAGGATTGGACCTTTTAGGCTTTCAATACAAAGACCGAACACAACCGTTTCAAGGCGCAGCAGGTGCAACGCATCCTGTCCTGGCCGAAGCGGTCACCCAGTTTCAAGCGCAAGCGTATAAAGAATTACTACCTGCCGGAGGACCGGTACGGGCACAGATTTTAGGAAAGATTACAAGACAAAAACAGGATCAAGCGACCAGAGTCAAGGATTTCATGAACTACCAGATTTGTAATGTCATGAAAGAGTACGACTCCGAGTTTGATCAGATGTTATTCTATTTACCCCTTGCAGGCTCGACCTTCAAGAAGGTATACTATGACGATTTACTTGGACGAGCGGTATCAAAGTTTGTTCAAGCGGATGACTTAGTGGTTCCGTATTCCGCTACCTCATTAGAGGATGCGGAAGCCATTTGTCATGTTATTAAAACAACCGAGAACGATTTAAAAAAACAACAGGTCTCAGGATTCTATCGTAACATCGATCTACAGGTTCCCTATAACGAAGAGAGCGAACTCAAGAAAAAAGAACGAGAGCTTGAAGGCATTCGTAAAGGTTGGAATGAAAAGATTTTCACCCTGATCGAATGTCATGTGAATCTGGATCTGGAAGGCTTTGAAGACGTGGGTCAGGATGGTCAACCGACCGGCATTAAGGTTCCTTATATTGTTACCATAGAAAATTCTACGCGAAAAGTTTTATCCATTCGAAGAAATTTTAAACTCGATGATCCATTGAAAAATAAGATTCAATACTTTGTGCATTTTCGATTTCTGCCAGGTCTTGGATTCTATGGTTTTGGACTCATTCATATGATTGGTGGACTCAGCAGAACGGCAACGTCTGCTCTCCGTCAATTATTAGATGCAGGTACGCTCTCCAACTTACCTGCCGGGTTTAAACAGAGAGGCATTCGTGTTCAAAACGATGCTGTCTCGTTACAGCCTGGGGAGTGGCGCGATGTCGACGCTCCCGGCGGTAACATTAAAGATGCGTTTATGCCACTGCCGTATAAAGAACCGTCTCAAACGTTATTACAATTGATGACGATTGTGGTTCAAGCGGGACAACGTTTTGCTTCAATTGCCGATATGCAAGTGGGTGATGGTAATCAACAGGCTGCTGTGGGTACGACTGTGGCTCTTTTAGAAAGAGGATCACGAGTGATGAGTGCCATTCACAAAAGACTCTATGCGGCTTTGAAACAAGAGTTTGCTTTATTATCAAATGTATTCTCAACATACTTACCTCCGGTCTATCCGTACGATGTGATTGGAGATCAAAAAGAAATTAAACAAGCTGACTTTGATGACAAGATTGATATTATGCCGGTTGCCGATCCCAACATTTTTTCTCAGACTCAACGAATTGCAACAGCGCAAACAGAATTACAACTGGCTCAATCTAATCCACAGATGCATAATCTTTATGAAGCCTATCGAGATATGTACACAGCGATTGGTGTCAAGAATATCGATCAGATTTTACCCCCTCCACCTCCACCGGCTCCTAAGAATCCGGCGATTGAACATATAGATGCGATTGGTGGAAAACCTTTTCAAGCCTTTAGTGGCCAGGATCACAGAGCTCACGTTACTGCTCACATAGCTTTTATGGCAACGAACATGGCACGAAACAATCCTATGGTCATTGCGGCTTTAGAAAAGAATGTCTTCGAGCACATTTCGATGATGGCTCAAGAACAAGTGGAAATGGAATTTAGAGACAAGATTCAAAAGGTTCAACAGATTCAGCAAATGATGACTCAGAATCCTCAGGCTCAACCCGATCCAAGAATTCAAGCGGAAGCTCAGAATCTTCAGTTACAAATTGAAGCACGTAAGGCTCAGTTGATTGCAGAGATGATGGAAGAATTCCTAGTCGAAGAAAAGAAAATTACTTCTCAATTTGATCATGATCCAATTGCTAAATTAAGAGCGAGAGAACTCGATCTAAAGGCGCAAGACAATCAAAGAAAAATGCAAGAAGATGAAAACAGAATTGCGCTTGATCGTATGAAGGCGATGATGAATCAAAATGTTCAAGAAGAGAAGATGGAACAAAATGAAGAGCTCGCTCATTTAAGAGCGGATACCTCTTTAGAAAAACAAGCGATGTCCAACCGAGCGAAAATGCGTTCTGATGTTATGAAACGAAAGGATGTTAAAACGCTGAAAGGACCAAGAAGATAATGCCTTTCCAATCTGAAAAACAAAGACGTTACATGCATGCCAACCTTCCTGACATTGCTAACCGATGGGAAGCAAAATATGGATTGGGTGGAGTCGCTGGATTAAATGCACAGCTCAATAGTCTTCCAGAATACTATCTTCCTAAAAATCAAGGAGGTTTAATCCCTGCTCATCAAGCCGGTATCTATGGTTTGGCTGAAGGAGGAAAAATTATTGAGGGGAAACCTCATCAATTATCTTATATTACACCGGGCGAAGCTCAAACATTACAAAATTTAGGTGGAAGAAAAGTTATGACACCAGAAGGTATCCCTGCTTATCCACCGTGGGATAATCCACCTTCAGCAGGAGGAACTAAAGGAGAAACAACTAGCTCCGATCATGGCGGCCCATCAGGACCTCCAGGTGGAGGAGCAACATCAATGGGAAGTGGTAGAGATTATTCACCACCACCTTCAGATAGACAACCTGGCTTTGAAACATCTAATACAAGAACTACAACCCCAACAAGTGATAGTGGAGGGGATGGACCTGATCCTCATGGAGGAGATTGGGAAGAAGGTTGGTTGAATGAAGATTTAAAAAAAGTAAACGAGATTATAAATGATCCCAATGCAAACAGACGAGACAAAGAACAAGCTTTGGTCTGGAAGGATCAGTTTAATAAACAAATTAGAGAGAGCCAGACACAGGTAGAAAAAGGAAATATTTGGAAAACTATCGGTAATTTGGCTGCTTTATATACTGGAGTGGGTCCCTTATTAGGACTTCAAGCTCCTAAAGCTGTTCAAACGGTAGCCCAATTAAATTCTTTGTATAAAAAAATAGATAACACTATTTCTTTTGGAAAGAAGATAGGGTTGATAAATGAAAATATTACCACAGATGGTATAATTAAGGGGGTAAAAGATCAGGCATTAAACTTTAGCGCTGAACGTAGGAAGAAGATGGATCTTTATAATTCTCTTCCTGCCGGGCATCCTGAAAAAATAGCTTTATCTGTGGAACTAGAAATTGGTAAGAAACCTGAACATCTTAGAGATAATGGAGGAACAGAGGAAACCAGTATCAAAATTGAAAATATTGAAGATGTAAATCAAAAGAAAATGGAACTAGCTTCTTATGAAGCTCGTCAAATACAAGAAAAAGTAGAGAACGCTAAACGAAATGCTTATCTAGCTGCTTTTAGACAAAAGTATTTAATGGGTCCTACGGCTATGGCTGCAGGGGGAGGAAGAGTTCCTGCAGGTTATAATACAGGTGGACTTTCTAATTTATTTAGGTTAAAAAACGTATAGGAGTACAAATTATGAGAAACGATTTCGGAACAAGACCTTATAATGTACGTTTCCCTTATTCAAAGGGAAGCAAGAAACAAGGTTATGATGACAGACTAGATGAATCTTTAGGCGCAAGACGTGGCGCAGAGTCTAC